TATGATCACCGTACTGAGAGACTTGACGGTTACGCGCGGTCTTGGTGGCAACAATGCTTGTGGTCTTCTGCGTACTAATGCCAATCTGAGAGAAGATGGCGTTAAAGTTAGCAGCACCTTCACCAGGACCTTTTTGAAGCACAACAAACGAGATACCCTCTTTGATGGCATTAGCAATCGCGTTGCACATCTGCGCAGGCATCGTCTGAGAAGTCGCCGATAAACAGAAAATGGTGAGAGCAAACTGTTTAAAGTATTGCTTATCACCATTGTAGCCGAATGCACCGGCCTGTATTTCTGCGAGTGTGTGACTGTAGACGTTGTAACGCTCACGCTCAAGATAGCGAGCGAATTGGCCCCAGTTGTTATAGGCTTTCGTCTCAGTCACAGAAGCACCGTCGGACATGAGTAGAATATCGTACCCATGAGTGAAGTTGCAGTTCATATCCATCATCAGGCGGATATGGCGCAGCGCACCAACAGCTTGGTTGAACTGAGTGTTGTTGAAGTTACCAATCCAGCCGTAACCCTCAACGATGTTAAACGAATATGGCGTAACGAAATCGCCGTTCATGAATGCACTACCGAAGCCACAGATGTAGCCTGATGCGTGTCCATCAACTGCGATACTCGTTAGCGTTGAGAAATCTGGGCTCATGCCTGCGTCAGCGGAGCCAGGGTTATTCGAGGCTGACCCCGAATAACCGCTGGTGATTCCACGCAGATATAGACAGCTTTGTTTCAGCATATCTTCTGCATCCTGTTATTGATATACGACCTCAACGTTGATACGAAGGTCGATGTACTGCTCGCCGCTTTCTGGCGTGTACACAGTCACGATGCCAATCCAACCGTTAGCCGCTGTTGGTACTTGCACAAGCTCAGTCTGATATACGGAACCAGTCCAAGTGTACGAAGTCTTAGCGCTTACGATTGTACGATCACCAATGCTAGTGCCCCACGGCTCATACTCAAGCGTACCCCACAAGTCGCCGTGTTTCGTTTCGTTCGTCTTCTGGAAGTAACCACCAGTTGCTGCAACACGAGGCGTAACGTCACGGCCGTAGCCAGAAGTAACGATACGAATACCATCGTCGGTGCAGATACGGAAGTTGAAGTTAACGGTGTGGTCAACGTTACCGTAGTAGCGCAGAACACCTTTGCTCAACGTCCAACTGCTGGAAACATCATCAACGGACAGACAGCGATATGGAACAAGATAGTCAACCACGTCAAACTTAGGCGGTTGAATCGGGCAGTATACAAAGTAAGACCAATCACATCCGATAGGCGCTGTCGCTCTGACTGTTATGTTAGAGCGTAACGTGTGCTCTGGGTACTTCCAGAACTCAAGAGTACCTGTCTTACCTGCCGCTACATATTCAGTATCAAGCAGGTTCATGTCTTGGTCGAACACCTCAAACTTGGTGTCAAAGGAGTTCGCTACGCAGACAACAAGGACAGCGCGTTGATCAGTTTGTGTTCCTAACGCAAAATTATCTTCTGTCGTTGGGTGGCCGGCAGAGTAGACGCTGTAACTTTCACAAGGGTGCATGTATTCACGCGCACCACGTTCACCAGGACAATACAGGCTGTAGAAGCAACTCGCAAGTGACGCAGCGTTACCGAAGTCTTTGCTGACTACGCGCACCATAATGTCACAGGCAACTCCCTGTGGGTCAAAGTAGAAGTACAGATAACCTTCACCCGTCTTCGCGTCAAGCGTTGTTGCGATACGACGCCCTGCCTGATACACCTCGATGAAGTCAAACGTTTCCCACGAGGTGTAGTCGAGATACATCCAGCCTGCTGTCCAGCCAATGAAGTGATAGTATTCAAAGGCGTTAGCGTTCTGAATACGTTCAGCGATAGGCCAAACAGTAGCGTGACACGGAGCAGGGAAGATAGGGCTGCCGATGTAGTCAGGATGAATAACGTCAGGGAAGTTGATAACGTCATATGATGCCTGACTGTCGAGCGCTAACCCACCACGATCAGACGGTGCTGCAAGACGAGGCGGATAGACTTCGAGACTCCAGCCATACCCCTGAGTTGTACGCACACGCACCATGATACGCATATCAGCAGCATCAGGGTCAAACTGAAATTTGATACGAGAGCGTCCAATCAGTTTACCACACGTTGAAGCAACACGCTCCCCCATGTGATACACGTCAACGCTTGCTCCAGCAGGCGCATACGAGGCAATCATCAGCTCAACGTAGCCCTCAATAGCAGGCATCGCGTATACTGTCTCAGTAATCGTTGCGCCACGTCCATGAACAGACGCATACGGCACGTTAGGGTTAGCATAGGTGCCTAGCCCTGCGCGAGAAGCAACACCAGAAGGGTCGTATGATTCGATGGTCTTGATGCCGGGTCGGTTAATAGATCGACCAGTAGGAGGAGCAAAAGAGTTGACGAGACCGAAGCCAGTGCGACCAGCATCAGGTAAGTCGAACCCTGCAGGATAGCCTTTGAGTATATCGTATTTCTCACGACCTCCACTCCCTATCCCGTTACCAGAACCCTTGGTTGTTGATGTAGGACCGCCTCCACACGCGCCCGTGTCAAGATTAGAGCACGGGTCATCGTATGTAGGGTCGAACGAGTCATCAATAAGATGCCAACGCTGACCCCATTGGTTACGCACACTAAACTTCTCTGGAGTTAAAGGCGTCCAGTCTCCCTCTCGTGTGCGTATGAACATGGGCGTGTCCACACAGTCATGCCAACCGTTATTCGCAGCGTTACGAACGCGAAAACGAGCCATGATTTCTCCTTATGGACGTACCCAAATTGCGCCGGGTTCGATCTCTTGATCCATTGACGGGTCGGTGTCTTGAATGAAGATTTGCAGTACACCAGGATTACCCGGAGCACCAGTAGGACCCGTAGGGCCTGTAGGACCAGCAGGGCCTCTGTTACCTACCCAGCCTTGCTTGCCTTGCAGACCATCATTACCACGAGGGCCAGGACAGCCGTCAGTACCACGACGACCATCGTTACCCATGAGACCGTCAATACCGTCACGACCAGATGGACCTACGCCACCAGCAGGACCGTAACCGATACTATGAATCGTAGGCAGCCCAGAAATTTGCAGCTTGCCAATATTGGGGATGTTGATTGCTAACAGACCGGTAAGCTGATCAAAAGAACCGGTAAGCTGGCTGTCGTTTTCTGACGTATCAACGTTAATCCCACCTTGAGTCGCAACAACAGGACCAGATGCGTTGGCCTTGATAAGCGATATATCAACCTTCTCTACCATAACAACTCCCTTATGGCCAAGTTATATTCTGATCTTTGGTCGGGTCTACCCAGATGGTGCCAGCAGCAACGTTCCCTGGGTTCGTAGCACTTACGATGATAGACAGACGACCGGCAGGACCCGCAGGGCCAGTTGGTCCGGTAGGGCCTGTAGCACCTGTTGCGCCAGTAGGACCCGTACCGCCACGAGGGCCAGTAGGGCCTGTAGGACCCATTGGGCCAGTACGACCGTCAGGGCCAGTAGGGCCAACAGGACCCGGTAGACCATCACGACCATCTGGTCCGGGAAGACCCTGCTCACCGTCAGGTCCGATATTACCGTCACAGCCTTGTTCGCCCGGACTACCATCACGTCCATCACGACCATCTTTACCATCAGCGCCCGTTTCACCTCTGCCACCCTGTCGTCCTTCAGGTATATCAGCAGCGGTCGGGAACCCACCTACTTTAATCGACTGCCCGTTAGCGAACTTGAGAGTAAGAATACCAGAAGTCGCATCAAACGAGGAGTCAGCAGTTACCTCTGAGGGCACATCGGCATCGTTTGGGTCTATCGAAAGAACTCCAGACTGAGCGCGAATTGCAGCAGGCGTAGACGAAGAACCAGCCTGAATGAGACCGGTCTTAACTTTAATCAGACTCATTACTTTTTCTCCGCTTTCGCAACAATATCCGTGTTGTGTGCGAGTACATCACCAACGAAGTAGCAGTCAAATGGATCGACGTCAATATCAACAGTCTGCACCAAATCGTCTACACGTCTGAACTCGTAAACAGACACTGGGCCTTTACGACCAAGCACTGTATGTCCTGGCTCTACTTCTCGTGCAGGAACGTAACGCCACACGGATTGATCATATATCAACACTGGATGCTCATGCGTGAACTTCTGTCCGTTGATAATGAAGTAGTGGTCTTCCTGTCCGTACTTGAGCGCAGTCACGGTAGCGTTTACCAGATTGCCTTTCAAGCTCTTAGAAGACCAAGCACGGAACTCTTTTGGCTGATTAGAGAAGCTACGCAGGCTATCACCTACACGCAAGTTCTCGACAGCTTTAGGTCCAGTAATCGTTTCTACCTCAGAACCAAACACGATACAGCCAGATGTTGAAGTGTTGACAGGGTTACGTGCAACAACGGTCAACGCAGAACTCACGGTAACAGTTGGGCGCGACGTTTGACCCATATCAGTTACTACGCAGCGGATAGTGCCTTTGATTGTACGATCAGCACCAAGTCCGAGACGCAGATAGAAGTTAACAATACACGTTGAGGTAGTAGTCGCATCGAGCGTTACGCCCTCTGTGGTTGTGATAGACCATTGATACTTATATGGACCCACACCTCCACGCGCATTGACAGGAAGATATGCGAGCGAGGTAAATACATCAGACCCTTGCACTGCACGTTGACCTACCATGTACAGGCTCGATACTGACGCAGCAAGAGGTGTTATCGTAGGCAGAGGCGGGGCAGGTGTAACGTTAGCTGTTGGATAGAGCCACACGAATACACGCCCGTCTGTAGGCTGCGCGTTAGACAGAACAGCAGTAGTGATAGGCGCAGGGCCCGTTGGGCCAGTAGCACCAGCTATACAGCTTGCACCAGTAGCACCACGAGGACCGAGAACGCCCGGAGGCCCATCAGGACCGTCGGGACCAGTAGGGCCTGTAGGACCCTCTCGTCCAGTATCACCCGTCTGACCATCAGGACCATCACGTCCCGGTTCACCTACAGGGCCTGTCTTGCCTCTATTGCCAACAGGGCCAGGACAACCCGGTCTGCCTGTTTCTCCATCACGACCATCACGCCCGTCTCGGCCAGGAGCACCGGGAGCGCCTCGACGCCCCGGTTTCCCTTCGCCAAACATTGCTACAGTCGGAAGACCAGGAACATTAACTACTTGCCCGTTCTTCTTGATGAAAACTAACACACCTGTCTTGCTGTTAAACCTTACGCTGGCAATCTGAGTATCTGTCGCCAAGTCACTCGACTCGAACCCGACACTACCATCAACACCAACCAGCGATTTACCTTCATCGTTAGCCGTTGTTTCGATTTGCGAAAGTTTTAACTGTGTTGTCATTTCGGTTCAACCTTAATGCACAAGTTACCAGACAGTTTCGAACCATAGCTAGTGATCTGCGCATTGGTGATACGCACCTTAGCTATAATGTCGATGAAGCCCTGAGGCTGGTTCTCTTTCAACACGGTGAACATCTGCGTCAGGCTAACGTTTGAGTAAGCAATCACCTCTGTGAGACTTGCATCAGAAGTAACAACGTTAAAGCCAGCGCTGCCCGTGCCTTTAAGACCACGACCATATTCAGCTTCTGAGGTGCCCGGCGTTTTGAACGACAGGACATACTCGATATGCTCTTTACCGCTGGTGGCCGCAAAGCCTGGGCCCAGTTGACACTGGAAGTCAGCGATACAAGTAAGCATCACACCCTTTGTGAACTCGATTCGTTGAACGATGGTCAGTTCTTCGGAATCGCCAACAGTCTGCTGGATGTTATACATGTTCTTCGGGTCAGCTTCTTCGGCGAGAGCCTGAGTGTTACTGATCGTAATCTCTGGCCACGTGCCTTTAATCTGAATACCTTCGCCTTGAATGATAGCAGGAGTAGCGATAGGCACGTCGATGGGAGGCAGACCTTGACGCTTGAACATGTAGCCTGTCGGTGTTGGGATAGCATCAATAATGACACCATCCACCGAGCTGTCTTTCGAACCCACAGCCATAACGTTCTCAAAGATTGTGATCTCAATGAGTGTATCGGCAGGGATAGGAGTCAGCGTTTTCAGCGCATTACCAGCAACGGTAAACTCTTGCGTGTGTACTGTCAGGCCACTCATTGCCATAACGCAGTGCGCTTTATTCAACGGAGTAGTAGGCAGAACAAATGTATCAGCATCATAAGGCAGGCGATACTGAGCAACACGAATACGAGTAGACCAGTTGGCGCGTTCTTCATAGCGAGCTACATAGAAAGTGTATTTCTGACCAGATGGGATTGCTTCTGTAAGCGTGACGCTATTACCATTCGTGAGTTTATACACGGTGGTAGGCTGCCACGTACTGCCGACAACGCAGAAGATCATATCGACGCTTTCAATCGGCTTGCT